GCTCGCGCCACTCTCTGGCGGCGTCACCCTTCAGACCGGCTGGGTACATAGGTGTCAGGGTGGCACCGAATTGCAGCGCCCCGACCGCCGCACTGGAGCCTCGCTGCGCGTACAGGTTGCCCCGATACCAGTCCTCGCGCTTGCCCTCCGGTGTCTGCGCAGTGTGGGCAAAATACAGCACCGTCAGCCCCGCCTCGCCAGCCATGGTCTTCATGGCGCGGAAGAGCTTCTTGGTGTCACCCCGGTCGTTCTCCTCCCCGTCATTAAACTCGGTGACCGGGTCGAGGATCAGGATGTCGGCCCCCTGCTCGCAGAGCTCCTCAATGTATTTTGCCACCAGCTCTAAGTTGATTACGCTCTCGCGGTTGACGCGACGCACCAGCGATGTCCCATCAAAGTCCTCTCCGATCAGGGTCTCCTGACCCGCCGTGTGCAGGGTGCCCCGAGGGGTCAAGCCCAGCTCCCGCATCGCGTTCAGCACCCGCAGGTCCAGCGCGTTGACATCCTCCTCCGCATTGACCCACGCCACATTAAGGGGTCGCGAGATCGCGGGCAGGCCCGCTGCAGGGCCGTCGCCCGCCAGCATGCCTGCGATCCACGTCGCCGTGACGTTTGTCTTACCCGTGCCGGGTCCGCCGCTGACGCCACCAATCTCGCCCTCGCGCAATATGTTCTCGATTACCCAAGGCCGCAAAGACATATCGCGCGCGCCGTCGAATTTGCGAAACAGCTTATCAGTGGGCGGCTCCGGGGGTCGTGGCTCCCCCACGAGGTGCAGCACCGTGCCGCCGCTGCAGTAATTGCCCGCAGCCAGCGCCTCCTCTGGCGACCCCGCGCTGTCCCACAGCTTGATCGCCGCAGCCTCCAGCTTCCCAGTCGGGACGCCAGCCTGCCAGCGCAGGCACCAGTCGATCCACGCCTGCCGCGCCCGATCCTCGAATGCGGTGCCCGCGTACTCAAAGTGCAGGCCCAGCCCGACCTTCACCCAATCCTCGCGGTCGTCGATCCGATTCTTTGCCGCCTCGACCGCCGCCACGACACGGTCATCCAGCCCCCGCTCCATCAGCCGCATCTGATCGAGCGGCGATGGCTCCGGCGCGCGCTTCGTTGGCAGCCAGTCCGGGGCCTCGGCAGCTCCGCCCTCGTCGATCCACGAATACTCGCCGTCCTCAAACCGCGAGGGCGGCAGAACCACCAGCCCCCGGTGCTTGACATCCACCGCCTCATAGCCGCCGAACTTCGCCGGGTAGCGCTGCCCCTTCTCAGCCTCGAAAAAGAAGTGGACCCCTCCCCGAGCGCTGCGCGTCGCCATCGTGTCGAGCGCCTCGCCGCGATCCCAGTTGCACTCGGTCTTGTACAGGTCCACGTCCACGACGACCAAGCCGTTCAGCTCAGGGACCATCGCGATGTTGTCAGTCGGGTGGTCAGACCACCACTCCCGCACCTGATCTGCATCCCACTTTGCGGTCATGTAGCCCCTGATCGCTGGAATTTTTGTGCCCTCTCGGCACGGAAATATCCAAAACCCGCCCTGTGCCAGCGCAACCGCAGCATCCAGTAAACTCATCGCATAGTGCTCCATGTGGTGTTGACCGCAGGAGCGCCTACCGTATATGGTGTAAACACTCCCTGAAGCCTTCCTCCGCTTCTACCTGACGCCCCGTAGCTCCTCCGGCTGCGGGGCGTTTTTTATCATGGCCGCGCACTTTTTCTGCGTCAAGCCCTTGTCATGCACTGATCAGCATCTTATATCTTGGGGCGTAGCAACGGAGGACACCGCTATGGACATCAACTTCATCCCACCCGCCGCCCGCGCCGAGTACAGCGGCATCCAGTACGCCCGCATCGCCCGCACTGATCGCGAGCAGGTGCGCCGCCACACCGCCTCTTTCGACGTGCGCGACGCCAAGGGCCGCGAGATGGGCTACATGTACGCCATCGACCGCGAGTTCTGGGTCATCGACGCAGCCAGCCACACCATCGTCCCGGTCGAGCGCGTCGAGGATCACCTCGAGGAGACCTTCATCGTCTACCCGCATGGACTGCGTAACGGAGCTAAGTTTGGCGCGATACCCGTTGCCAGCCACAAGCGCTTCCGCACGCTGGCCGAGGCAGAGGCTTACGCCGACAAGAGCGTCGAGCGCGCCCGCAAAGCAGCAGCCAAGAAGGCCTCGGCGTAAGCCGGGGTCACCCAAACCGGAGGACGACACCATGATCAAATTCAAGATGTACAAGAACGTCAACAGCGGCACCTCGATGATCAGCTTCGACAGCGCGCTGGATGAGCTGCGTGAGCTGGGCCACCACTTCGCAGTAGGGCTTGCGGAGCGCGGCCACCACACCAGCGAGAGCGATCTCATGAGCGGGCTGGCCGCCTACCACATTCTGGACTTGAAGGGCACCAGCGCCCGCCTCGATGCGGCGCACGACATGGTGTTCAAGCACATCACCGACATTGCCTTTGAGCGCGCCCGTGCTTCCGCCGGAGATTGAGGCGGAGCTGCAGCGGCTGGGGGTCAGGCCCCCGCCGCCACCGCCACCAGCGACGCCCTCCGGGCCGCTGTGGCTGCCAGCCTATCCGGGCGAGACCCCACCTTTTTGATTGACACCTACGATCAGCAGACGATACACCTCTGACATCGTAGAAACGTAGAACCGTAGGACTGTAGACATGCAACTGCTCCCCCACCAGATCGAGGACGCCAAGTTCCTCGCCTCCCGTAAGATCGCCGGATGCTTCAACGGCATGGGCACCGGCAAGACCCTGACCGCGCTGCAGGCCACCATCGAGGCCGAGGTGCTGCGCGTCGTTATCGTTGGTCCCCCCATCTCGCTGCGCATGTGGGCGCAGGAGGCGTCGCGCTGGACCGGCGCTAAGGTCCAGATTCTCGCCAAGGGATCGACCCCCATTGATCGCGACCCAGAGGTCGAGATACTGATCTGCTCCTACGAGATCGCGACTAAGCGTCAGCACGAGCTGATGGCGTGGGCGCGCGAGCCACTGAACGGCATGCGCACCGCCCTGATCTGCGACGAGAGCCACGCGCTGAAGAGCACCAAGGCAAAGCGCACCAAGGCGATCCTCGGTCGCGGCGGCATGTGCGAGGCGTTCGAGCACACATGGATGCTCACCGGCTCTCCCATGACCCGCTGGGCTGACGATCTCATCCCTTTTCTGTTCCGCGCCGCTCCGCAGGAGATCAAGAAGAAGATCGGCGGGCTGAACATCGACCGCTTCAATCTGCGCTACTGCATCGTGCAGGAGCGTAGGTTCCCCGGCGCGCGCTACCCCGTCAAGGTGACGGTCGGGTCGCGCAACCTTGATGAGCTGGGCCAGATCCTCGCCACCTGCGCCACCAGACGCACGCTGGACGACGTCTGGCAGGACATGCCCGCCTTGACCCACACCCGCCTTGAGGTCAGCCCCAAGGGCAGTGCGGCGCTGCTGCGCGAGGTCAGCAAGATGACTATGGCGCAAATCGAGGAGGGCATCCGCAAGAACGACGCGCACCTCGCCACGATCCGTCGCGAGATCGGACTGTCGATGGTGCCAGAGGCCGCCGACTTCATCGCCGACCGCTGCGAGGCAGAGCAGGGCGCGATCCTCGTCGGCGCGTGGCACCGCGAGGTGATCAACGCGCTGGTCGAGCGCCTGCAGGACAAGGCGTTTCGCGTCGCAGTCCTCGACGGGCGCACCTCAGCCGCCCGCAAGGCGGAGCTGCAGCGCATGTATAACGAGGGCGAGCTGGACGTGCTGGTCGGCCAGATCGGCGCGATGGGCGTCAGCCTCAACCTGCAGCGCGGTGGCAACTGCCTCGTGGTGGTCGAGGAGGACTGGTCTCCCAGCGTGATGGATCAGTTCTACGCCCGCCTGCACCGCATGGGTCAGGGCAAGCCGGTCCACGTCGATACGCTGTTCGTTGACAATAAAATTTCGACGGCGGTGCATGCCATCTCGATGGCCAAGCGCCGCGCCCACACCGCAACATCAACAGCCCATCAGGAGGCAGCACAATGATCGCCTATTACAACGAGTTTGATCCAAAGGCTGCGGCGTGGCTGCGCGAACTGATCCGGCGCGGCTTGCTGCCCGCCGGAGAGGTTGACGAGCGGTCGATCCTTGACGTCTCAGCCGACGATCTGGTCGGATTCACTCAGTGCCACTTCTTCGCCGGGATCGGCGGGTGGCCTTACGCCCTGCGCCTCGCGGGGTGGCAGGACGACTGGCCGGTGTGGACGGGGTCTCCTCCGTGCCAGCCGTTCAGCGCAGCAGGTCAGCAGAAAGGACAAGCAGATGACAGACACCTCGCGCCCCACTTCGCAGCTCTCGTTGCCGCTGGGCGACCTCCAATCCTCTTCGGAGAGCAAGTCGCAAGCGCGGCTGTCTTCGGAAAGGTTGCAAAGAAACCTCGAGGAGGCTCTGGAGCGGAGCCTGAATGGGCTTGGATCGACGATCTACAAGACCGTCTGGAAGCCGCACACTACGCCGTCGGGGCGTCAGATATCCCGGCTGCGAGCGTCGGCGCTCCGCACATCCGCCAGCGGACATTCTTTGGCGCAGTCAGGCTGGGCAACGCCGCGAACAGCGGACACATCGGAAGAAACGTGGGAAACGAAGTCACGCCGCAACGCGCGGCACTTGCGCGAGAGCCAGTCGTCCTCACGAACAAAAGGCGTGGGCGGGATGACGCTACCCATGATGGCTCATCAGGCTGGCTGGCCGACGCCAGCAGCCAACACATACGGCGAGGATCTGGAAAACGAAATGGCTCGACGGGCGAGACTGAAAGCCAAGCACGGGAACGGGAACGGAGCAGGTTTGACAACAGCAGTTGTCGCTCAGATGTGTGGGCCGATCCGTCTGACGGTTTCTGGCGAGACGCTGACTGGCTCTTCTGCCGGGATGGAAAGTGGAGGCCGGTTGAACCCGGCACATTCCCGCTGGCTCATGGGATACCCGCCAGAGTGGGACGACTGCGCGGTTACGGCAATGCCATAGTCCCGCAAGCGGCATCCGCGTTTATAAAGGCATTTATGCAAGCACATCAGGAGGCCGCAGAATGATCAAGGATCTGATTTTGTCGGGGGCGCAGGCCCTCGACGACGCCGACACTTTCACGATTGACCGGATGAAATACATGAACGCCTCGAGCGCGGAGAGCTGCATCAGAAAGCAGTGGTTTGAGCGCCACAGCGACCCGGTCGAGCAGGACTGGGGGTTCGCCCGCCGGGGCAAGCAGGGCGAGCTGTACATCGTCGATTGCCTGATCGCGGCGGGCGCGCCGGTGGCCTACGTTGGGAGCGACCAGCAGTCGATTGTCAGCGACACCCACCGGATCAGCGCAACGCCCGACGGCTACCTGCGGGGGGAGCGCGATGTAGCGCTGGAGTTTAAGACCATCGACCCCCGGACCAACCGCGCCAACCTTCCCAAGACTGAGCACGTCACGCAGCTCAGGATCGGGATGGAGCTGGCGCACCTGCAGCCCCACGATTGGCCTAAGCCGGATCACGGCGTTCTGATCTACATGGACGCCTCGAACTATGACGACCTCCTCGAGGTCAAGATCGACCGCGATCCGGAGATCCTCGACCGGATGTCTGGCCGTGCGGCGCGCATGCTGCGGGCCAAGGACGCCAGCAGACTAGACCGCGAGGGTCGCCGCACCGGCGAGTGCAAAAAATATGGCGGCTGCCCCTTCGCTGAGCAATGCGGCGTTGAGATCGAGGGCGAGGCTAAGGTTAGCCGAGGCAACCGTGGCAGTAGGCTGGACGACGCAGTCCGGGACTATGTCATGGCTAAGGCTGACGAAGACGCTGCTAAGGCTGCCAAGGCCAGCGCTGCGGAGACAATTAAGGCGGAGCTGGTGTCGCGCAACACGCGCCAGCTCGCCGTAGGGAACCACTCGGTCGAACTGGCCGAGGTGGCAGGTAGAACTTCCGTTGACTGGAAGGCTGCCGAAAAGGCGGGGGTCAATCTCGACCCCTACAAAAAGGTCGGAAAGCCGTCAGAGCGACTGACCGTCAGCTAACGTA